AATCGCAGGTTGATTTCTGTCCAAAGTGCTATATCGGTGTCTACATTGTCATCTTGAACTATAGCATCAACCGGGCATTCTGGAATGCAAACTCCGCAGTCAATACATTCGTCGGGATTAATAGCTAAAAAGTTTGGCCCTTCGTAAAAACAATTAACTGGGCAAACTTCAACGCAATCAGTGTGTTTACATCTGATGCAATTTTCCGTAACCAGGTGTGTCATAATAGTCTCTTGTAAAGTAAATAATTATAGCATATTAAAAATTAAAGTCAAAAAAATAGGCCCCGAAGGGCCTATTAACAGGATGGGTGAAACCGGTTTTTATTTTCTGCTTGTCCTGTCCCCTGTATATCGGTTTAGTTCCACAAGCCTAACCTAACTTGCTTCTGCGTTAGATAACATATATGTCTTTCCATAAGTCAGCAGTTTCATTAGCGTCTAGTTGCCTAGATAAAGCCTTCTCACGGGCCACCGTCTACTGCATTAGCGAGCGTCAGTATTGTTTAATATTGCTGTATCCATCCTAATAAAATAAACAGGCTAGTTGTCTACTTTGAGTATTTTTCTGCGTCAAAATCGAAACCCGCATATTCGGTTCTGTCTTCAAGTATGACCTTCACAGTCCTCCGGCAAACCATTGGACTCTAGTCATACCCGACATTGCCGACAGATCAAATTTTATGAACTTGCTGAACCTAGCCTTCTTAACACATGCTATTAGTATAGCAATGATTTTTATTTATAATACAGAGTAACGTGGAACATCGACTGTGGCTAGCATTATGCCATATGGAGTCATATCGGCACCACTTAAGACGCCCTTCATTACTGCCGGACTAAATCCAGATACCAGTGCTGTTCCCTTCTTATCAAACTTAACAGGGACATTGTCCCTGCTGTTCAAATTCCAGAAAACTACATTTGGTAGTTCGTAGCCGGCTTCCTTATACTTACGCTTGATCATTTGATGAGCAGTGTCATCGTATGACACACACTGATCAAACTGCATGTCGCTGAGTATAAGGAGTGTCTTTGGCATGTCTGCATCGGCAACACCACCCTTAACAGCGATGCGTAGGATTTCGTCAAACGCCGCATGTAGGTTAGTGTTCATGCCCCATTTGCTAGAGTTCATTTGGTTCATCTTCTGAGCAAGTGTACCCTTAACAACCTGCGCCTTTGGCTCTGCGCTGAAAGTCAAGAATGTGTCCTTGAACACGCCCTTGTTCTTGTCAGCACAGTATAGGCCTAGGCTCAATGCAACATCGATACAGTGCAGGTTAGCGTTTCCGCCAACTGGGCAACACATCGAACCAGAAACGTCAACTAAAGGCATAACGCTTGAGTCACCGATGTAGTTTGGCAGAGCCGCCCATTGAGCGTCTGCAACTACAGATTCTCCACCATGGCGAAGAGTCTTAATGACATCGTACGGGTAAACTGCTGAGGCGTTAACCTTGTCGGTACCCTTGACCAAACGAGCCTTGTAGGCTGAATATGCTTCTTGAGCGTTACGGGCAAAAGCCTTGTTGTAACGAGCGCTTGCCAACGAAGGCAACTTACCGAATTCAATCGAATTCCAGTCCTTGGCACACATCTTTGTTTCAACAACATTGGTAAGGGCAACTAGGCTCTTACGATATTGCTTAGGTGTCATGCCGTAGAAGTTACGGATTTCGATTGCGATGGGACCTTGACGTGGCATCCACTTTGCGGCCAGACCGTTGCCGGCACGTAGCGCATCTCCCAATAGGGTATATGCCATGTGCTTGAACTTCTCAGTCTTGAAGACGAGTAAGTCGTCCCAACGGCCGAATTCGGCAACAAAAGGAAGAACCCGTTCCAAGACTTCTGGGTGCAACTTTTCCAGGTGTACCAAGATGTCACGGAAGATCTGACGTTCACCTGCGCCACCGCGCACATCACGACTCCACAGAGCGATTTTCATCGCAAGATCTGTGTCTTCCTGAAAAGCACGTTCAAAGTCTGCGGTTACAGACTTACCACGGCTGGCACCAATCTTGTAGAACAGGTCCACAAGAGCATTGCCAGAATGGGCCTTGGCCTTCATTCCATTTTCTGTGCGAGCAACTGCCGGAGTTGTCGCTACTGCTTCAGCGAATGTAGTCATCTCTTTCTCCTTTCGTAAAAATGACAGGTTGCTTTTTCTCTTTTACAATAAGATTAAATTTGCTGAACGCAACCTAAAAACTTTTTCTTAGTATTCAATTATTATAGAACAAACTAGCCATTTTGTCAATAACTAGTTTGCTCAATTTACATCGTAGGTCCGTTCCCGTTATTAAATCCTACTACACCGCCCTCGTCCTTGATACGCTTGATAACGTCTTCAAACAAGATAGGAGCAAAGTCTGGAAGTTGTTCCACACTGACATTGTGATATCTTGGATCAATCTCATCGCTGTATAAGATTTCACCGGTTCTGGCATCGACACCTCTCGCCTTCATAACTCTGTTGGCGTGTAAGTGTCCGTGTATATTACAACCAAACCTGCCCAAACTACCGCTATGAATAGGAATGTGACTTAAAATAAGTCCATTCATCACATGGTAGGCCCTCAACTCTCTAAAGTACTGTCTGTACTCGGCATCACGGAAGATGTCGTGGTTACCACGGATCAAGACCTTATCACCATTCAAACGAGCTAAAGTAGACAAAGCCTTGCGGTTGATTACAACGTCGCCTAAGAAATATATTTTATCATTGGGCTTCACACGCTCATTATAGACTTTGACAAGGTGTTCGTCCATTTCCGAGGGATCGTCCCACGGGCGCAACTTTGTAACTCCGTCGTTGCGTGTAAAACGGCAAACGCCAGCGTGTCCAAAGTGCGTATCACTTACTAAAAATACGCTGGGCATTATATGTCTCCTTTCCTCTCTCTAAATTCACGTCTTGCTTTTGCAAGAGTAAAAACCTTTTCATTATCATTTGTCCAATCTTTTGGTACAATAATTCCATTAATAGTATGCGGCTCTTTGTCATCATAAGTTAAGCCTAATACTTTCATCATCTTATGCTTGACTAATAAGTTAGGGCTGCGAAAAGCTTCTGCATCTCTAAAACCCATCATAACACCTACTTCAGCTACAGCACCACTACGGCACACTCCGGCAACGCAATGAACTACTACGTCCATGTGATTGTCTAGGGCGTGTTGTAAAAGAGCCACAAGTTGAGCAGCCTGCTCATCTGTAACCTTAAACTCTTCACTCCACTTGTCATCTTGCTCCAAATCAAGAAATTCAAATTGGTGAACTTCTTTGAATTGGTGCTTGGGTGTAGGAAACTCCATAGCCGGATCGACGATTTGGATCAGCATAGAGTTCTCTCCAGCATCAATGTGGTGACGCTTTGGAATATTCGCCAAAGCAACATTTTGGATCCACGGCATGATTCTCTCCTTTCTAATTATATTATAACATCGGTTTTGCCAGATGTCAACTTAATTAGAAAGTATTACTGGCAATCCAAATTTCTTTAAAACCTTCTTCTTGGCTAGGCTCTTCCCAACCAGCAATCATGCTAGCAATAACATGATCTGGAATCTTTTTACTAGGGCGGTTAAACAATCTACGCACAAGCTCTTTATGCTCAGGTGTTTTAAACACCACAGCAACATGCTCATAGTCGGGCAACATGTTAAACTTACGAAGTCGACTCTTAACCGTAGTCGATGTCTGATCCCAAATTATATCCCTACCCTGGCTTCGGGCAACGATGGCATCTTGACACATTAGGTTTACAGCCTCAGGCATAAACTCAGTAAAGGCCTCGCTATAGGTTTTGCTCAACGACTGGGCATATTTTTCTATGTAATGATCCGTAGACACGTAGGCACAATTCTTGGCCCAGTCTTGATTGGAAATCCATGTACTTTTACCCGAACCGGGCACTCCGACCATTTGATAGCATGTTGGCATTTTACTCTCCTATATAGTAATTATATAAGATATTTTGGTTTTTGTCAATAGAATTAGGCTACTGGGGAATAAATTTAATCTTTCGACCAACTGCCCATCCTTCTGGCACAGGGTCGGTTTTCTTAATTCTCATGCTTTTTTGTAAAGCATCATTATATATCCATCGAGTGCCAAATTGAGAGTTTTTATTACCTCTCTGTGCTAATGAGGTTTTTTCACCAATTTGACGTTTGGTTATTTCTAAATGTTTCTTATTTTTGAAACCATTAACAAACCCTTGCTCATACCGTTGTCTGGCCTTTTTACTTAATTTGTCGACATGCTCATCCCATCGACCTTGTGCCAGCAATCGTTGCTTGAGTTCATTACCATCTAAGAGGTTCTCTCCTCCGTAACCAGGTATCCCATTATGGCCGTATAGATTTTTTCCTTGATTATTAATCCAATCAAATCCACCGGTACCACCTCGACGTAAATTATATACATCTTTTCGTGAAAGAAAATCTTCATTTACAATTTCCTTTTCACGAGCATACATATCCTTCTCATCATTGAAGGTCTCAAGTATGACTTTTTGGAAGTTTTCGATCCCGTATTTTTCAATAGCGGAGCGAATAACTTTTCCGCTGCCCATATACCCGTCATTCATGTCTTGGGTTTTATGAACACCGACGTAGATTTTGTTATTAATGAGATTCTTGATCTCATACAAGTAATAGAACATAATTCATTCTCCTTACTTTATTTATACAAAATCCACTTTGTGCTCCACGGCTAGGGCTCGAACCTAGCTAGATCGTTAGATCACGGATTAACAGTCCGCTGCCACACCCGGCGGCTCCCGTGGAATTGTTCTGGCACCGTAGACGAGAATCGGACCCGCCGCAGTCTGATAGACAGTCAGATATCACCCCCAGGTGAACTCTACGGTATAAATTTGGTACCTAGTGCCGGACTCGAACCAGCATAATACAACGTGTAAGGATGTCGGTTAACCTCTCACTCCAACTAGGCATAATAATTTTGGTGGAGGATATTAATGGTGGACCGTACCAGGCTCGAACTGGTCCTCCAGGCTTGCAAAGCCCGTGTGCCCCCTACAACACCTACAGCCCATTAATATACTCTTTTATCTCTGTTATTTAACTTCTTTACCAGACAGGTCAACTTTTCCTGTCTCATATTGTTCTTTGCGTTGCTGGTATTGTTCTTCGGTCAAGGCATGCCAACCACAGCAATTGCCTGTAGGACTACGACCGCAACCACATGTACCTTTTTTCATTTGTTCAACGCTTGGACTCATTTTATTACCTTTAAAAAATTGGTCGGAGTAGCAAGATTTGAACTTGCGGTTTCTTGCTCCCAAAGCAAGCGACTTAACCGGGCTAGCCTATACTCCGAATTGTTTGGTACCTGGTGCTGGACTCGAACCAGCATAATCCATCTTGTAAGGATGGCACCTAACCTCTCGGTTCAACCAGGCAATAAATTTTGGAGCGGGTAGTCGGATTCGAACCGGCTTCATCTGCTTGGAAGGCAGAGTCCTCTCCCAGGAGAATACCCGCACTTTATTAAAACATACCTATGCTGTTTTCCTAGAAGGTAGCCTTTCCCATACTCCGACTATATCGAAGTTAGATATGCTTTAATAAAGTGTCTAGCCACTCCCACCACAGGAGCCCTAAACTGAGCTGTTACTCTGTCCATTCTATTTCTTTTTAGACGGTAGAAGCCCGCCTTTGTGATTTCTCAAGTCGC